GGTGAAGAGTGGGTCTACACAGGTAATCAATATATTATGCAGGAGCTGTTTACTAAGCAACAGTGTGAAGTAATTGCTCAGAATGCAAACTGGGAAAAGTATGAAGAGAATGAATACTTAGGTCTGCAGTTTGACTGTTTTAATAAAGAAGATAGAGAATGGAAATAGAACAAACTATAGGTGATAACTTTAGTGGTACTAAAAATATAACTGTGTCTACAGGTGGTGGCAGTGACTTGGAAGCAGGAATAGAGTTATCTACGACATGCGTGAGCACATGGTAGATATTGGTATAGCTACAGTATACGGTATCGTAGTCTTTGCTATAGTAATGTGGATTAAAAGAAAGTTTTCATAAATGGAAAATTTAAAACTCCCAGTAGCTCTTGTAGCTGCAATGGCTATACAGTTAGCAGGTGGTGTTTGGTGGGTGTCTCAGCAAGCAGCTACTATAACCTCTCTAGAAGAAACAGTATCTCAGCTAGGTTCTCGTATGGCTATTGAAGATAACATAAATCTTAAAAGAGATGCTGAACAAGCTTTAGCTGAAATAGAAGAGCTTTGGGAAGAGACTGAGTTCCTCTGGCAGGAAGCTAACAGTATGGCTAAACATATGACATCTATTGTAGCTTTACAACAACGCATTGCTATAATAGAAAACACTTTAAACTATGTGACTCCGTAATGAGATGGCTACTACTCTGTTTATTGCTTTCTGGGTGTGGTATTATGTCTTTATTACCCTTTGGTGGCTCCAGTGGGCCAACAGTCAATTCTAACGCACAAATAGGTGCAGAGAATAGACAAGCCGTAATGAGTGTTGAGCAGACCGAAGAGGTTACTGCAGGTAGAGACGTTGTACAAACTGAAATTATAAAAGAAGTAGAGACAGGATCAGTGGGAAGTCTAGATATTATAAATACAAACATACCACCTTGGGTTATGTTACTTTTAATACTTGGTTGGTTACTACCAACTCCAACAGAAATAGGTAGAGGTATAATGAATTTTATACTAACTTTGTTTGGTAGAAAAGATAATCCTAAGTATGAGAGATACAAGTAATGAGAAACTATAAAAATGAATATAAGAAATATCAGGGTACTGCCGTCCAAAAGAAAAAAAGAGCTTCACGCAATGCAGCTCGTAATACACTAAAGAAAACTGGTGCAGTTAAAAGAGGTGATGGTAAAGATGTAAATCACCGTAACGGTAATCCTATGGATAATCGGGCAAAGAACTTGTCGGTTACAACTAAACGTGCAAATAGATCTTTTCCTAGAAATAGTAGAGCAGGAAAAAGATAGTGGCAATACCAGCACGAGTTAAAACTAAAATGAAAGAGGTTGGACTTAAAGAAGTAAACAAACCTCAACGTCTTAATGATAGCAGTGGTAAGTCCCATCATGTTATGGCCTCTGAAGGTGGTAAGTATAAATACATCAAGTTTGGACAAGCTGGTGTAAAGACAAACCAGACTGCAGGGCAACGTGAAGCTTTTAAATCACGTCATGCAAAGAATATTAAAAAAGGTAAAATGTCTGCCGCATACTGGGCAGATAAAGTTAAGTGGAGTCCGTCAAAGACGAAGTCTCCCTCAAAGAAATGGAAAAAAGGATCATAAAATGAAGACAACTACAATGGTTATTACCATTGCTGCTGCAATGGGTTTTCTTGCAATAGCAGCAACTAAAGCAGCATCTATGGATTTTTCTGTCGCAGGACAAACATTATCTATCGGTGCAGACTCTGACATGAACTATACCACTGGTGTAGAAGAATGGGAGTGGGAACTAACTCCATCAGCAGGANTAACTGCTATGGGTATTGGACTAAGTGTAGCTACCGATATTGATATGCTAGAACTAGGTGAAGGAGACATCTTTCAAGGTTTAGACTTTACTGCAAAGTATGANATACCTAGTACTTTTACGACTTTATATACTGAAATATCNACAGACTCAGATTTAGAGTTTGGTGACGTAACAGTAGGAGCTATGGTTAGTTTCTAATGTGGATAGCATTTATGCTCCTCTGTAGTACACCTGCAGCATTGTCTTGTGAAGTCATGGCAAAGACAGCAGCGACATTTCCTACAGAGGAAGCATGTGCTCAAGAGGCAATGCTAGTAGCTAGGTACTTTCAAGATAAAGGATACCTAGCAATACCAGAATGTCAAGAAATTAGAATGGGAGTTTCATTATGAAAATAGTTAAATGGATAGGAAGATATTTAAAAAGAATAGTGTGTGCACTACTAAACCTTAAATGTGGTGCAGATTGTAACTGCAAGGCATAGTAAAATGAAAGTAAATGCACCAAAAGGATACCATTGGATGAAACAACCTGACAGTGGTTATAAGCTGATGAAACATACAGGTAAGTTTGTTCCACACAAAGGGGCAAGCCTATCTGCTAACTTTGCAGTACAAAGGGTTCATAAAGATGGACCTAAAAAGTCCACAAAAAAGAAAGGTTAGGTTATGGCTGTAACATTACGTAAATATCTAAATAATCAGCTTAAGGCAAAAGGTTTAACTGTTAAACAAGCCAAGAAAAACGCAAGTAAATACAAAAGTATTGCTGCAGCTAAGAAAGCAGGGTCACTTTACTACACAAACAAAGATGGTAAAGTGATGGCTGCTGTGTACGCAGAAGANCTTAAAAAACCTATTAAACCTAAAGCACGTCAAGATTCAGGTAAAATTACAGTTACAGTTTTAGCTCCTGCTTTTACTATTCCAACTAAAGGTGCTCAAGAAAAAAGAAGTATTGGAGAGCGAGAGGCTACATCTAAGCAAGTAGCTAAAGTTAAAAAAGTTGCTGAAGAGGGTTTATCAAAAGCTACTAAGTTTGACAAGTGGTATAAAAAGAATAAAAGTAAGTATAAAACTAAAGCAAAAGCTATGGAAGCTTATAAAATGGGTCCAGGTAAAACAGAACACACTAGATATGGAAACTATAAAGGTGGTATGATTAAGAAAGGTAAAAAATGAAACTAGATGGTGATAAGGTAATTGATCAATATGGTGCTGTTCTCGCTGAGTATATTCGGGGAGAATGGCACACGAAAGATCCTGCTGTATTAGACTTTGTAAAAGATACAGANGAAGTAAAAGTACGTGCTCGTAATGATAAGGGTCAACTTGTTGGAGATGATCCTTCTACCCCTGATGTAAATGAAGCTTGGACTACTAAAGTAGTTAAAAAGGCTACAGGAAAGTCATAACGGGATTGCATTTTTATCTGTAGTAAGTTACTGTAAGATATAGTATAACTACTCCTGCCAGTTAGGGCTAACATAGGAGTAGAAAATGTTTAGAAGATTATTTAACAAATTAGTAGAGGCAAGAGTAAAGTCAGCAAAGCGTAGAATTGCACGTATACAACTTAACGCTATGACTGACAGAGAGCTACAAGACTTAGGAATAGGTAGATGTGACATAGAAAGAGTTATACTAACAGGTAAAGCTCTTTGAGAAACACGATTACCTCTTTAATGATACTAGGAGTACTTTGGGAGGAGGCTCGTGGACCCAGTTACAATAATCGGTGGAGCTACCGTAGCGTTCAATGCGTTGAAGAAAGGTTTCCAGTTCGGAAAAGATCTTCAAGAAATGGGTGGTCAGCTAAATCAGTGGGCTAGTAGCATGAGCGACCTATCCTACTTAGAGCAGAAAAATAAGAACCCCCCTTGGTGGAAAGCTATGGGAGGTTCTGTTGAAGCAGAAGCTTTAGAAATATTTACTGCTAAAAAGAAAGCCGAAGCAATGAGGCAGGAATTAAAAGACTGGATTAGTTTTACTTACGGCCCTTCTGTCTGGGACGAGCTTGTAGCTACTGAAGGTAGAATACGCAAACAAAAGAAAGAACAAGAGTATCGTAAAGCAGAAATGATTGAAGCAATAATTACTTGGGGTATATCAGGTGTTATGCTTATAGTAGGTGCAGGTGCTTTAGGTTTTATAATTTATATGGTGGCATAATGGCAAGAAACTTAACAGAAAAACAACAGAAGTTCTTAGACGTATTGTTTGAAGAAGCTGGAGGTAATCTAGTTACAGCTAGAAAACTTGCAGGTTATGCAGATGGCGTATCTTCAAAAGCAATTGCAGAGTCTTTATCCGAAGAGATTGCAGAACTAACTAAAAGGTTTATTAGTTCGTCAGCTGTAAAAGCTGCATACTCAATGTTTGAGGTTATGAACAATCCTACAGACTTAGGTAATAAAGAAAAGATGGCAGCAGCAAAAGATGTTTTAGACCGTAGTGGTTTTATTAAAACAGAAAAAGTAGAAGTATCTGCAGCTAATCCACTATTTATTTTACCGCAGAAAGCTGATGAAAACGAATAAAACTTGGAAGTTACCTAAACCTATAGCGGTAGACGGTGAATATGAGTGGCAACCAGTTGTAAGAGTTGGAACTCACGTACCATTTGGTTATAGACAAGACCCTGACGATTGTGATATACTACTACCAATCCCAGAAGAACTAGAGTTGTTTGAAAAAGCTAAAAAGTTTATAAAACAATATAGTTACAGAGAAGTAGCAGCTTGGCTTAGTACACAGTCTGAAAGATATATCTCTCATGTAGGTTTATATAAAAGGGTAAAAATTGAGCAACAACGTAAGAACGAAGCTTCAACTCAACGCTACCTTGCCAAAAGGTACAAAGAAGCGTTACAAAAAGCGGAAAAACTCGAAACCCAAAGACTTGGTTACAGAGAAAGAGTTAGCTCCAGCTCAACCGAAGCCTGAAGAAATAGACTTTGAAAAAGCTAGGGAAATTATCTTTGAACCTAATCCTGGTCCTCAAACTAATTTTTTAGCGGCAACAGAACAGGAAGTTTTAT